CGACAGCTACGTGAGCAGCATTCGTAGCATTTGTAACTGTGACTCCGGCAATGTGTGTATCTAACGCCGTTCCATTTACAGTAATAGCATCAGCCTCAAGAGTGCCATCAATGTCGGCATTGCCAGAAACATCAAGAGATGCAGCGTCTAGTTCACCAGCTACGGTAACAACACCGCTTGTAAGAGTGATTAAGTCTGTGTCATCTGCGTGGCCAATATTGCTAACTATAAGCACACCGTTGGCATCTAAATGTACAGACTTACCTGCAGGATAAACACAGTAGATAGTATGTGTTCCACTACTAAATGTTTGTCTGGTGGTATCTGTGAAACTAGCTTGAGTTGCAAGAATTGTAGTTCTAGTAAGAGTTGTGGAGTCTGCACTGAGTGTGCCCAAGCCAACTTCCCACTTTGTGCCATCTGCATCTTCTAAAGCATAATACGTTGTGTTGCCGTCAAAGGTTGTATCTGCATCGAAGGCTACATAGCCAGACACTGCGCCAGTAAGTGACATGTCGCCACTTGTTCCGGTGCAAGTCTCTTTTACTCTATCTTTAAGTACTAAAGCCATTGCCTCTGCTCCTTATAAAAAATTAAGCAAAGGTAATGTCTAAATCACCTGCTGAAATAACAAATTGATCGCCGTTCTCTACAAACTTAGTAGCTGATAACTGTCCATACAAAAGAACGTTTCCACCAGAGGATGCGTCTGCAACAAACAGTCCTGATACATGACCCCATTCGTTTGATGCGGCAGCAAAGGTTACCGTCTGTTCGTTATCGGTAAGGCCATTAGTGGAGCCTGCGCTCCAATATGCATCGCCTTTAATGCCAGATGATCTAGCGTAAGAACCGCCAGAAAGTTCGTGGGTCAAAGTGCCAGCTTCTAGTTGAGCTGCGTCATACTTTCCTACCAGACCAACGTAAATATTACTTGGGGCAGAAAAAGATGTACTCCTCAAGATGTGGTCTATAAGTTTATTTTCTAAATAATTTGACATAGCAGTCATATCAAAATACTCCTATTAATTATAATGTTATAACACCAGCCGTCGCCGGTATTGATTTTATAGTACTATTATCCCCGCCTCAACCTTGTCTACATTTATATCATCTACAAATAGTCTATCGTCAAGAGCAGTTCTTCCGTCAACTTCTTTGGCTTCATTTCTAACATCATCAACATTAACTCCGGTTATATCCCAATATGGAACCTGCCATCGCCTCTTCGCTACCAAGACATCATCTCCTGTGATCACAGTATCCTGACGTTCAATCACAGTGTCCCCTGAAAGTTCTTGAATAATTCCTCCGCCATTCCCTCTGCAGTTCATGGTATAAAAGTGTCTTTTTTCTAGCGGTGTAAATTTCCAAGATATATTATCTTGCTCAAGGTTATCAGACCCTGCTTCAATTTCATTCCACAAAGAATTAAGGTCTATTGGTCGAGAGCCACTGTACCAAACTTCTGAGTCTACTGAGCCAAAAATCCTATGTCTATTACTTCTTAATCTTCTAGCCAAGTACTCTTCCACCCATATAGCTTCACCGTCTGGGTTTGGAGAGTTGCTTATGATGCTCTCTTCTGATGTCAGGAGGTTTGTTCTCCTTGCTGAGTTTGTGTTTATTCTCTCAATCTTATAAAGGCTGGAAGCTTCCATATATTTCATTAACAATGTATCATTATATCTTAACCCGGATACTGGGTCTAAATTGAAATTATCTACGCTACAAATAGATTGAGCGTTAGCTAATAATATTCTATCATTAGAAAACGCCTGAACAATGTCGCCATCTTTATATGATTTATCACCATCTGCGCTGTTTATTTTTATCAATAGCTCCATAGTATATGCTCCTTTTGGTTATTACGGACTTACCCTTATATACACAAAAATAATAAAAAAACCGCCCTATTATCTCTAACAGGACGGTTCTTATCAAACTTGAGCGTACAAGTATTAGAAGGAGCCAGCGAGAACTCTTCTATTGTCTAGTACACCAAAGCCAATTTCGGCCCAGCCGTAGTAACCTTGACGCTGATGTCTGTGAAGAGCTTCGTCTTCATAAACTTCAACTTCTTTCTTGACTGGCATTACGAAACTATCGCTAGAGGCTTGATCCAAGCCAATAACTAGTTCAACGTCGCCAGTAGCAAGAGACCCACCAAGATCATTATCAAAGTAATCTTGATACTCTTGGTTGTCGCCCAACTCAAATAAGTCGTGCAGGTTAACTCCGAAGAGTCTCGTAATTGGAGCTGCTCCGTCAGCTGCTACGTAAATTTCACGACGTGAAACTTCGTCAAGCTGATCGACACCCCAGTTGCGGATATCTTCGATGGCTTCTGGAGACAGGTAAATGTCGGTCAATCGGCCATTAGCAGTAACGCTGTTACCACCGCCGTTACGACGCATAACTGTCTTCATCAGAGATACCAAACGCTTTGTGAACTGACCAGCAGCTGCGTCGGCATCGTAGACCAAAATATTTCTATCAACAGATGCGGCTAGCAAAGTGTGCCATCCGTCGTCGTTGATTTTCTTAACAAAAGATGCTTCCAAAACTTGCATTGCGCGAGCAATAACGTTCCAGTTAGCTTCACGGGCATACTTCAGCAAGAAGTCAATCGAGCTGGTAATTCCGTAAGTGTTAACCATGACGTAATCGCCTTCGACGCTACGTTCTGGAATACGACCGTGACCCGGATTAGTGTAAGCAATGTGCTCACTTTCTGTTCCCGGTGCAAGAAGGTCGAGTGGAAATTCAGGTGTAGCACCCGGTTCAAGTGGCATAGCTTCATAAATGGAAGTTACGACATCACCGAATAAGACACCTTTACGCAATGGTGTTTCCAAAGCCTTAGCGATTTCACGCTGGGCTTCGATAGCCACTGCTTTATCTGAACTACCGGACTGCTTTAGCAATGCGATGAATTCATCAGAAGGACGTTCTTTCATATTCATTAGATTTATCTCCTTAATAAGGCTTATAGGTTGGTGTTAGGAAGGTCGATGTATACCTTAGCGTAACCATCTTCATCTTCCGTGGACAAAAACCGTCCTACAAGACGAGTCGATCCATCAGTATCATCTTGATCATTCGCCAAGTCTGTGATGGATAGGTTTCCGCTATGAGCCAAGAATGCGGGAGAACCAGCACTAGGTGAAGTTCCCTCGATAGCATCAGTGACAACATAACCCTTACGAAGGATTGTAACTTTTCCACCCTTCTGTACTTCATCTTTATGTTGGTTAATGTGTTGACGGGTTAAGTCAAGATTAACCATATCATTAAGCAGAATTCCAACAGGAACTTTACCTGAAGGAATAGCTGCATATGTAATCAAGGCAGCGCCCTGATCCATAGCTGCACCAGAACCAGCGGTACTAACAGAAGCGATACCGCCTCTAGTAGCTACTTCATTCATGAAGAAGCTGATGTCTGTGTCCAGTTCATTTCTATCTGATTTAAGAGCCATTATATATTTCTCCTTGTTAAATTACTTAAGGTTCGCAGTTGATTTAAGAAGAGAACCAAACCACTCGCTTGCAGTAGAACGAAGTTCTTCAGAAGAATCTTCATCGTCAATAGCTTCTGCCATTGCAATGTCTTCATCTTCTACAGCTTCTTCTAGTCCCTCTGCTTGGGCTTCAGCTTCCGCTTCATCCACTTCTTCTTCAAGAGGTTCCACTTCAGCTTTCTTCTTCATCATACGAGCTGGAGCTTCTTCTTCATCTTCTTTTTTATCCTTCTTTGCAAAAGGATTTTCTTTTTCTTTGTCATCTTTCTTTTCCGCCTTCTTCTTTGTCATTGCAGCAACAACAAAATCGAAAGTTTCTTCATCAAGATTTTCAAATTTAGCAATAGCCTCATCCAGTTCTTCACCTTCAAGACCTGCTTCCGTCAAAGCGGCAACTCTCTTTTCGAGTGCAGCAGCTTTTTCGATTTCAGCAACCTGAGCGATTGCTTCTTCTTTAGCAGCTTCAGAAGCCGCTAGAGCTTCCTCAAGTTCTTTAACTCTTGCTAGAGCTTCTTCTACCTGAGCTTGGACTTCGGCAATAGCCTGATCCTTAGCAGAAATAGTTTCTTCAAACTTCTGCAATTGACTTTCAATCGCTTCTGTTTTCTGAGCTTCCATTTCCTGCTTCATAGTTTCGTTGTTGGTTCGAGCTTCAGCTAGTTCAGCTTTGACTTCCTCCAACTGTTTCTGTAAAACATCGGACATTTTAGTCTCCTTTATTGATGAAACAGCAACTAGTTCACTATCATTTTCACTAAAACTTTTACTGTCATTTAAAATGACACTTCGAGGATTAGCAGGTTTAGAAACCAAGCCCTTGCCAGAGAAAGATATATTTCTTAATAATCTACCCACTGTATAACCCTCATACTTCCCTGTTCCGCCGTAAGCGCGAAGATGCTTTGACAAAAACGCCGAAGCCTCTTCCCTTCTTACAATTTTGCTTGCACCCGTTTCATCTCTCAGTGCGTAATCAAAATTTGGGAACAAACATTCCATAGATACATACCATCTATTTCCTTCCTCAATCTCTTCTATTATACTATTCATTCTTTCTCTCAGCTCTGGATCGCTCCAAGACTTATATAAAACACCCTGTGTAATTATATTAAAGTCCTTTGGTTCGCCAGCCTCTGCGAAAGAAAGATCGCCATCTAAACTGTTTCCTTCAAAGTCAACAACATAGTTGGCGGTTATGTGACCAATTATATCTTTTTCATTATGCATATAATTGAATTGTTTATCTTCTGGAGTGGAGCGTGCTTCCCACATTTCTTGTGCGTTGAAAACATCGTCATTCTTATTCCACCCAGTACTAACCAGAACAGAACTTAAATAATATAAGTCTATCTGTTCTTTATTTTCGGCCTGAGTATCTTCTAGACCTAAAAAATTAAGCGCTAACGCACGGTCTTCTTCGTATTTACCGGCGGTAGTACTTAGTGTATTAGTTTCAGAAATAACAGGAGAGCAATACGCAATCGTCGTATTGTTTTCAATGAGATTCTGAAGACCATCTTTTATTTCTTGTGCATATGCTTTCATATAAAGTCTCCTTACATGATAATACACAAAAAAAGATTTTTATGTTTATTTTTGGCTAAAAACTAGGAGAACGATGCAAATGTAGAAGCATAAATGTATCTCATTTCATCAATGCTTGGTTTTCTATCTTGAGTTTCAGAAAACTTATTAACCGCACTACCTACTTCAAGACTAAAAGATTCTGATGGCCTTGTGTTGGAGTCGATGATTTGCTTAATCATGTCAGCATCTATTTCCATGAATGGCTTTATACCTGTAAGTATACATAATTTAAGATGTTCCAGTTGATCAAATTCAGACTTTGTTAGGCTTCTAGCGTTCTTTTTGTCGAAGTGCGCCAAAGCCATTGGTGTAACTAGCTCTGATATTTTCTTCTGCGCTTCGTAAGCCCAAAGGGTTGCGGCTACATTATCGCTGCTTCTTGGAAGAACCCTCTTTTGCTTTCGTTTTTGTTGATCTCTAGAGTTAAATGGTCTACCGCCCTCTGGATTTTCAGGCTGTTGATTGTTATTATCTTGAGGTGGACCAACCTCAATTCGTTCTCTTTCGGGGGATTTATCCTCAACTATCTCTTCTTCGGCAGGAGGTAGTCCAAGACTTTCTAAATACATGTCTTGATCTAGCGCATCTTTAGTCATAGCTAGTTTAGCAATGTCCTGTTTATGTTGAGGGTTGTGGAAAGGACCCGCTTTCTTAGGGGCTCCTGCATCGTTTGTTCTAGTTCTTTCTTCTCTTCTCACTCTAATTTTCTCAATAGTAGGAAGCTCTCTAAATCTTTCAAGTAATGTTTCGTGAGATATAATATCTCTATCGGCAAGCTGTACAAGAAGCTGTTTCTGTGCGGCTTCGTCAGAAAGTATAATTGAGTCAAAGTGGATTTCTGCCGGGAACCTAAAACCCATAGCCTTTTGTACAAGCTTAATTTCATTCATCCAAAAGTCTTTAAGTTTTTCTCTTCCGTATTCTAGTCTTTCAACCAAAGTCTTGAGGCTAACATAGTTATTGCTATAGCCCCCACCGGAAGCGGCTCCTGTTAGCGTTGGAGGAATGCCGAGTCCGGCATATATACTAGTTAGCACTGGCTGATATTTCTCTGCTCCTAAGAATTTGTATACCTGTGTGCTGCTTTCTTTGAAGTCAATTTCAGGACCCCATACTAAGTCCATAGTACCACCGCCCACATTGCTGGCGAGGATGTCTCTTAATTTATTAATAGCGGCTTTAGTAGGGATAATCTTGTGATCTAAATCGCCAATTCTCCAAAGTCTCACATTTGATATAGCTCCATCTAAAGCTGCCAAATCTGCTAGCTTCATCTTTTCAAGCATTACGATATCATCTAAAATAGCGTATATCATAGGATTTGACCAGACGTTCCAGTCATCTTTTTTGTAGTGATACATCATAAACTTGTCTTTATCTAGCGGAATCTCTCTTTCGCCCTGAGAAAACTTTTTGATAAGATAGTTTGGTAGGTCACGACCTTTTCCGTTTGCGTCCCCATTCATCATCAATGAATTCACTGTGTTCTTTGAGACCTTAAGTACATACTCAATATCGCCAGTAAACATAGCCACATCTCTATTCTTTATGCCAACGGCAAGAGGATTTAGGAAATCATATCGCCAAGGAATCTCTCTTTTTGTTACCGGGATATCTTGTATTTTCATATCTGGAGCAGCGCTGCTTCTTTTAAGTTCAGCTTCTTTCTTCTTGTTTATCTTTGCTGTTCTTCTGCGGATAGGAACATTACCACATCTGTACAGATAATTTAAAAATCTTTCTGATCTATCTAACCCACTGACCTGCTCAAACCATTTACGATAAAATCTTTCAATTGTTTTATTTGGGTGTACTAGAGTAATACCTTGAGTCGCGAAGTCGCCCATTAAGTCAATGACGTTTCTAATAATACCAACCTTTTCGTAAGCCTGCATACACATCTTAACTATTTTCTTTTGTTGGGTTGGTATAGCTTCGCCGGGACGAAAAGCATTATAGTCCCTACGATTGAAACCGGGTCTTACGGACCTTTGCGTTTCTATATCTATAAATGTTCTATTGTCATAAGCGTACGACTTCTGTATACCATCGTAAGCATTAACATTGTCAGCAGATAACTCATAAGCCTTACTTCTCTCTGCGTCGTCACCCCAAGTCAAGTATAGATCTTCTGACATTTGTATTGTTCCTTTGGCAATAGTATTGGTAATGGTATTGTAAATTACTATACACAGTATTAGTAAATATCGCCCATATTTTCTGTAAACCAAGATGGACCACTATACATCGGCCCATCATCCTGAGCGCTTTCCTCTACAGACTTTCTAGCAAAACCACCATAGTGATCATAGGTTTTTACAGTCCTTTCTACATCAAGTTGTCTTGCGCTCATGTTAGCCATAATTAGAGAAGAGTAACGGTCTTTCCTGAGTCTGCTTTTTCTTCCCGCTGCTATCTTTACTTCTGGTGTATCCCATCTTTCTCTACCAGTTCCTGTTTGCGTCATAATAATCATAGAGAGTTCATTCTTCAGTTCTTCTATTTCCATAACACAGTCTTCCAGTGTATCGTATATTCTACCTTCAATATTATCTTCTTCTGCAGATAGACCAAGACTAACTGAATCGAAATCTGGAAACAACACTAATTTATCTTCAAAGTCTTTTCTAAGGCCGTGATTCGCCTCTGCAAGCCAATCGTACTTTGCGAATTGGCACATTTTCAATATGTGTAAACCGGGCTCGTCATCTGTGTCCTTGGGCTTATCGTAGTCTATAACTGGCCATATCTTTTGTTCGCCTTCTCTTACTTTGTCTTTATCATGTAGAGCTTCCATAACAGCGATACCACCACCCTGAGCATCAAGCGCGATCTCCATGCATGGAAATACTTTCATTAAGTTTCTAATTTTTCTAGCACAGTAAGAATAGAAATCGTCTTCATCTACAAGGTGCGCCTTTAGTTGATCTCTATGCTGGCTTCTATTGGTAGTCCACACATGAACGACTCTTCTGTGAGTTCCATTGAGCTCTAATACAACTATACTAAAATTATCAACCTCAGATGCCGGGTCAACTCCGTATATGTATTTTTTGCTGGGATCACCCTTTAGCATAGCTTCAAAATGTATGGGTTCTTGATTTATTGTAATACTGTTGGACTCAGAAGCAATGCAGTTTTCGATTAACGACCTCTTGAAAAATCCTTGGCTATCAGTCGTAAAGCATGCTCCGTACTCCATCTGAAAAATGCCAGAGTGTACAGTTGCTCTAGCTCTAGCTATCTGTCCGTCATCCATAAAGCCGTCTGGAAGTGTTGTGACGGGCATACGTATTACAGAATACTCTTGCCAAGCAAAATCTTGCGGCACGTCATCGCCAAAAACCTCTCTTAGTTTTTGTCTATCACCCTTGCTGTTTACAATAGATTTATATCTCTTCCAATATTCTGCAAAATGATTAAAATCATAGTATGCTGTACCGGATAATATAATTTGGTTTGACTTTTCTGTTAACGGGTCTATGTTGGTTTTCTTTACTAAATCAACACCAAGCTCCTCTGCTTTTTTCTTTTCAGCTCTATCCTTTACTTTTTCTATAGGCGAAGCAGATACCGCAGCAAAACCAGCAACAACATTTTCAAATATCTCACGAGGAATAGATGCAAATTCGTCAGCGATAATATCATTAGCGCGTTGACCACGAATCTTACTGCCGTCACCAAGAGGTAGGCATGTTATAGTGCTATCTCCAATATGCATTACACATCTGTCAACATCTCTTCTTGGTCCACTTCTAGAGCCACACAGGTCTCTCAGAATAGGCGCATTCTTCCATATGGTGTCCATGTACTCAAAAAGCACTTTTGACTGCCTAAAGGCCGCACCGACAACGATAATCTTTCTTCTAGGCATAAACAGAGCACGAAGCAATGGATAGACAGACAGTATAAACGATTTGCCCATACCACGACTGCCGATTAACATCGGAAACTTCTTATGCCACATCTCTTGCAGTAGTAACGACTGGAATGGAGATATTTCAATATTTAATATATATTTACAAACAAACGAAAAGTATTCTGGTCGCATTATAAGCCAAGCTATACGCTCAAGCATTTTGTCTGGATCGTCATCATGAAAAAGAAAATCCATAGGATTAAATAGATCTTCATCTTTTACGTCTATACCAAGCCAAGCGTCTTGTATCACTCTGTCTAGGTTTTTACTTATGTCTGCCACTACTTAAGCCTTTCCAGTATTTTTTCTACAGAGCCATAGTTTCCTTTGCCGAATACACCGTCTGCGAAACCATACTCTACGGCTTTGTTCCCATCTAAAATCCAATCTTCTTTTACATTAAGTCTTCTTTTTAGTATAGCCTTAATTTCTACTGGCTTTCTTCCTTTGAAGGCAGCGCCCTTCTTGCATGCGTTTACATATATGTCGTACATTAATTCTTTTGACCGTTTAAGGGCCTCAGCGTTCGATATAAACTGTTTTGTTGTTCCGCTGGTCTCACAAGACCCCTCATGTATCAACCACTCTGTATGAGGGTGTGTGACCCTCACGCCTTTGCCTATGACTGCTTGAGGTATAATACTACCCATAGAAGATGCTGTGCCATAACACATAAATAAGAATTTACACTTGCTAGCCTTGATTGCATCGTATATTGCAAATCCTGCGTTTTGATCTCCGCCAATGTTATACTGATGAACAATAACAGGATTACTGTTTAAAGATTCAAGCATTAGCAGGTTCTTAATGAATTCTACAGCGTGCTTAGCTCCTAAACCGTCATCGCCAGACTCAAGAAATATTTCTCTTGTCTGTGACAATAGTCCGTAGTCATGCCAATTAGATAAGGCTGAGTATATTTGTGTTCTGTTAGGTTTGTTCATGGAACATCTCGTTCAACCTCTTAAATATACTTTGTGTAACCTTAAAGGCGTTTTTCTTGCTGTCGCAAAAAAGAATATTAATACCATACCATGTCTGATATTCCATCAGCGCTCTCAGTAGATACTTCCCTGTTACTTTTCTTTCCTTTGCTATTCTGAATTTGGCGAGTCTTGGCAGCTCAACAGATTCAGGCGGTTCTTCTCCATCATAATAAGGAGTATTATAAATCTGTTCGTATAGCCTGCAGAACTTATCAATATCTTGCTTTTTGTATAAATAATACAGTTCCTTTTCTTCTTCGTCCAATAAGTGAAGTGGATAGTCTATCAGATCTGTAATAGGAAATTCAAGGATAATGTATTTAAAAGAAAATTCATTCATTCTTTTCATTTCCGCATCAAAGGCTTTCTTTTTCTTTCCTAGATTATTTGCGACCTCTTCTACACTCATTTTTCTTTCCACGCATACGTCATACTCAAAGCCTTGCAGCGTATAGTCTCCAGTTTTTAAACCATCAACAATCATGCCACTACATCGCTCACTGTCGTCTTTTTGAAAAATCCAACCTCTTTGCTCTCTTGTGTCTTTTATAACAGTATAATTAGGTATTTTTTTCTTAGCCATCTATCAACCCCAGTAAATAACCCTCGTAGTGTACCTCATTGCCCGTGACTTCCTTGTGACAGTTATAACATAGGGTTATACCGTTACCGACATCAAACCTCAGAGAGGAAGCGCTAGCCCACTTTCTAATATGATGAACGTACATCTTTTTTTTCTTGCCGCTAGTCTTACACATCTTGCAGCGAAATTTATCACGCTTCAACACATCCATCCGAAACTTCTTGTAAGCCGGATCGTCGTAATTCCTCATTTATATCTGCCTCCACCATTCTTTGTGCTAACTCTTCAAATTTTATTCTTGGTCGCCATCCGAGCTTTTCTGCTGCCTTGGTTGGGTTACCAAGTAGGTAATCAACTTCAGCGGGTCTAAAGAATTCAGGGTCAATGTACACGTACTGGTTCCAATCACCAAGACCAGCGTGCTCAAAAGCGTATTCCAAAAACTCCTCAACACTGTGTGTTTCTCCAGTAGCGATGACATAATCGTCTGGTTCGTCTTGTTGTAGCATGAGCCACATTCCTCGGACATAGTCTTTTGCATGACCCCAATCTCTCCTTGCTTTTAAATTTCCAAGTCCTAATTTAGGAAAACTTTCATCTTTACCGGAAGCTACAAATCTACCGATCCATTTAGTTATTTTGCGAGTAACAAAGTTTTCTCCTCGTCTTTCGCTCTCGTGATTAAATAAAATACCACTAGACGCATGTATACCATAACTATCTCTATAATTTCTAACCAAGTGATGGGCTGCTAATTTAGCAATGGCATATGGTGACTGAGGCATAAATGCTGTGTCTTCGTCTTGATATTTGCCTTCGTTAGTAATTGTAAAGTTTTTGCCGAACATTTCGCTAGAAGACGCTTGGTAAAACTTAATGTCGTCAACTCTAGGAGAAACTCTTATCGCCTCCAATATATTTAGACAACCTCCTCCGGTTACATCCCATGTTAGTGTCGGTTGCTTAAACGATGTACCAACGTGCGATTGAGCCGCTAAGTTATAAACTTCATTTGGCTCATATTTATTAATAATATCAGAGACACAAAAACCATCTGTGATGTCGCCTTCGATAAGAGTGAAGTTCGTATTCTTTATATTTTGATTTAAGCGCTCGGTCGTGTCAACACTGCTGCGTCTCGCAACACCAATTACCCTATAACCCTTTGAGAGTAGCAAGTCAGTTAAGTAAGAACCATCCTGACCTGTAACTCCAAAAACTACTGCAATATTCATTTAATCTCCTTTAACTGTATCTGATGATAGGAAAGGCTGATCCACTTGCCCATCTTCATACTTTATGTACTCTGATAAACGCTCTTTCTCTGCCTCTGTAGCTAAGCGCATCTTTTCCATATCTAGTCCTATTTGTGTTCTAAAAGTAGGATCTGATGCTATCTTTTTCACCAGTGACGCAAATGTTAGCTTAGAGTCTTCGATAGCTTTGATTCGCTGCTCACGAGTACCCTTTAGATCCTTTAGCATTGTTGCCTTCCGTGCCTGAAGATCCTTGTAATCCTTGGAAAGCGTCTCTTGCGCCGCTCTTAGCATTGCTATTTGACGTTCCAATGACGAGATGTAGTCGCGATCTTGATCTTCTTTATCTCTTTGTTTCTCAACAAGTATGATTGCCTGAAAGCCATCAATTTGATTCATGTTTTCTTGTTGACCCGTTAAGATTCGGTTCATTAGAATTTCGAGCTTGATAGTATCGACGATTTGAATTTCTTCTGTATGAAACACATCGTCCTTGAACTGGGCCCACATTTTCTTAAAATGGAACTGAAACATCTCCAGCTCTGACTCGGAGAACTGCTTCTCTAGTTCTCTCCAGTAGGGCTTCCGTTTGAGTTCTTGATGAGCCTCTACTTCCTTTTTCTGACGAGCTGAAAACCCAACATTCTCCCCGATCCACTTAGTTACCGAGGAAACATCACGATCTAGCTGATCCGCTATCGCCTGTGGAGAAAGAGCCTCGCAATTCTGCTCGATAAATCGAACCTCTTCCACCGAAAACCTTCCGCGCTTCTTCATTAGGTCTCTACTATCCCCCTAATTATTGATTCTATTTCCACTTTCCTATTCTTAGAGATAGAAACGCCGGCACACATCCTTAAATAATCTGCTCTCATATCCGCCGGGATTCTTCTCTTTATTAATTCCAGCATCTCAGCATCGGACACTTTAGATAAAAAGTCCTTATCATCATGTACAACACTGAAATTTTCTAGGTTTGCTGGCTCTAACAAGTTTTTCTTTCTATTCTGTACCTTCTCCGCTTTTCCTTCGTCTTGACGAAAATAGTTATCGCGCTTAAAATTCTTAAGCCTATTTGCTATATGGACAAACAAGAAATTTTCGAGAGGCTTTCTCTCGTCGTATCTGTCTAGAGCTTCCATGCCTATAATAAAGGCTTCTTGTTTTATATCGTCAATAGTATAAAAAGCGAACGTGTACTTCCCAGAAAGTTTTTCTGCAACCCTAGTAATCGTGTCAACAACTTCTTGTTCTGACATGTTACTAGGTATTCGCATTAGTTTTGGGGGCCTCTATGTCTAACAGGAGACTCATCTGCTTCAGGTGCGGGCTCAGGAGCAGCTTCTTCTGCCACTACTTCCTCTACTACCTCTTCTTCAACGGTCAATTCCTCAATAACCGCCTCTGCTTCTTCCACAGCCGGGTCTTCGATCTCAAGTTCTTCGGCTACAGCTTCTTCAAGTTCGCCCGAAGCCTTCGCTGTGAACTCCGATTGGACCTTTTTTGGATTTTCTTTATCGTACGACATAACGTCTCCATTGTTATAAAATGTAAATTTACCTATACTATAGTATACAATTATAAAAAACTATACACAAAAAAAGACTAAATTTAAAAAAGATACCATGAAACATGTGTGGCAGTTTGTTTCAAGAGACCAAATAGAATAATGGCAGAAAAGAATTATGGGCGATTTTGGATGGTGTGTATAACATGGAAAGTGATATGTCTATGTGGAGTATTATATATATTAATAATGGAAACAACATTAATTCTAAATATGGATTATAGTATACTGACTAAGCTATCTTGGCAAAAAGGTATCACTCTTATGCTCAAAGGGGCGATTGTACCAATAGAATTTCATGAGAGAAGGATATTGGGCGCCAATGGTGAGTATTATCCCCTTCCAAAGGTGGCGATGGTCAAAAAGTTTATCTCATTCAAGTATACGGCGACTCCAACAAGAAGAAACATATTTTTGCGCGATGATTACACATGTCAATACTGTGGAGTTAAGAATCCTGACAAGTTAACTCTAGATCATGTCCTTCCAAAGTGGCAAGGAGGAAAGGATACGTGGGAGAACCTTGTGTGCGCCTGTTTCAAATGCAACTCTAAGAAAGGTGGGCGGACTCCAAGCGAGGCGAATATGCCGCTATTGAATCAACCTAGAAAAGATGGTGGGCGAAGATACTATAACAATGGGGTGCGGTCTGAGAAGATTAGATAAGACATTGAATATTTGTGTCTGACTTTCTGTCTACACCACCCCCTCTTTTTCAATTAAGGACAGTATTGATGATTTTGAACAAATAACTACCCCGGCGCCCTGCCCCCCACTAGGGGGGAGAAAAAGAAGTATGTTTTTTGACTTTTTTTAGTATAAGTTCTTGACTTTTGGCGCTGGTATGTCATAATAGTAATATCAATCAACGAAAGGGAATAATATGTTAGATAAAATTATAGACGCGCTAGGTTACATTCTGATTGGCTTTTTAGTTGTGTATGCAATATGTTTTTATGCAACAGAATTAATTAGGATTATTTCCTAAAAATGTCTCAAGACCTATTGACAAATTGGTCGATATAGATTATAATGGGAAGCATAAGAGACAACGAAACGATAAAGGAAAACGAAATGAAATACGCAACAATGATTCTAGACGGCCAAGAAGTTAGAACACAATTCAGAGCTGAACACCTACAGCAGATTGATGGTCAATGGTTCTTTGTTACTAAGATGCGTCAAATAAAAGTTTGGAATATTTCTGAGAATTATTAAAGATTGCTATTGACTTTTGACGATACTTAGTATATACTACTAGTATAACAATTAAACAACGTTCTCGAAAGGAACACAACATGACTAAAGCACAGGCTCAAATCGAACTAACTAAAACTAACACAGCAATCGAAGCTAAGGTTGTTGAGCTGGCTAACGAGTTAGGACAACACAATAAAAGTTGTGTGATGAACGACTTACAGTTGTTGTGGGATAGAAAAGATATCCTGAGAAAGTTTATAAATAGCTAAAGATTGCTCTTGACAATAGCCGATATATATAATATAATAAGAGCATAACAAACAACATTCCAACGAAAGGGAATACAATGAGAGTTTCAGATTTACAACCAGCGGCCTACCCGCAATCGCCTTCAGTAGAGAATCCTAACTGTGATTCTCACAGACTGTTTACTAACGACTTCAACAAGAATAGCTTCATCGAAGCTAATGGAGATGTCGAGATCGTTTGGAACGAACGATACAAGTATTGGGAAGTTCCTGCCTTTGCTGAAGGACGTGCGGCTTACTGCGAAGCTAAGCAACGTGCTTGTGCTAGTTGGGGGTGTGAATAATGGATTTCGTGATATATAAATCAGAGGCGGATAACACAGGCCGATTGGTTGAGTTGGTACGCAATAGACATTGTGAAGTTTACGAGGTAATTGTTGACGGTATACCCGTGTTCAACTGTGACGATTACAGACAAGCAGAACACGAATATAATATGGAGTGCGTATAATGGAATTAGTTTTAGGTATTATGATTATGTCTGTTTATGTTATGGCATTGGCTTGTCCTTGGGAGATGAAGTAATGAGAGATATGGATTTTAAGGAATATCTGTTTTGGATTGGTGCATCGTGCATTGCCTCATTCGGCCTCTATATGATATGGGTAACATAATGACAATAAGCGAATATGAATTTTTTGGAGTAAGTAACAATGCGTATGCGAAGAATACACGCAGTACAGTTGGCAAGGGAATTCCAACGGATAGAAAACAGGAAGAAGAAACAAACACAAAAGAAAGGTTTATTAACATGGTTAAAGAAACAGAAATAAAAGCGGTAGCACTCTGTACATTGGCTCTATTGGCTGGCCTATGTTGTGCGCTAATGCTAGGGTGTAGCACATCGGCTAAGGTTGAAGGTGGCGCAGAGATTATAGAACTTAAGCCGCTTGAGATGCAGCAGCTAACATATCCGGCAGTTGACTATAGTAGTATTTGTGCCGATTGTAAATTTGGTGAATGGACTGATTCATGGTGTGAGGCGCACATTGGAGAAACAGCGTTCTGTTCCGCTTCTAAATAATAGAGCAGATTCCTTTCGTTGGCCGTCTGTAGGGGAAACCTTACAGGCGGTTTTTTATTACACCCTTGTGGGGGGTGAGAGGCCCGGCGGCCCCGCCCCCCGATGGTGGGGGTTTCTGAAATACTTTGCTTTTTTCTAAAGTTTACTGTTGACAATGGCCGATATATATTATATACTTAAGACATAACAAAAACAAAACCTTTAGGAGTCTCACTATGAGCGACAAACTTTTCAACGCCGAACTTCGCGACGCTGCCCGTACTAACGAAATCGTTTCCATGCGAGAACAACACCGTCTCGCTATGGAAGCCGCAGAGAAACGTACATACACGGAGGAGGAGATCGCTATGTATAAGCGCACCATCGAACTTGACGCGGAAGATCTCGCGCGCGCACAGGCTGATTGGGAAGCCGCCGAGGATCAGGGTCACGACTGGAATGACTACGATGACCCGATTGACTTCTATGGTGAGGATGGCTACTTCGGTTTCAACGGGTAGTCTGTCCTACCTGAGCCTCTCTGACAGTAGAGTAGGGTTAGCCCTCCGAATGGGGGGTGAGGCCCCCGGCGGCCCCGCCCCCTGATGGTGGGGGTTTTGAGATAAATAATATATTATTTTGAGAAAATGCGGAGCGAGTGACCTAACGTGTCACGACCATATGCGATAATATATATATAAGGAGTTAAGGAAATGATGAACAACAGACAAATAGCAATAGCAAAACACAACGCGAGCAAAAAACGCTTTGCGGATATATTCACCGGATGCTTATCAGCCGGCACGCTGAAGCAAACACAGAAGAAAAAAAAGACCTTCAAATTGCCAAAAAATAAATAATCAACCGGCACGAGTGACCAACCGTGTCACACCCTTAGACGATAATATATATATAAGACATTAAGACAGTTCAATGAAAGGAACTAAAATGATTAACGAAAACGAAAAACAGATTGATGAAACCCAAACCCTCGCTGAGTGGAATGAGGGAGAGGATAAGATAACCGCTGAAGATTGGAACGCGGCTTGTGATCATTGGGACATGCTGCACGACTTGCACGGTCTCGAAGGTTTTTAGAAATAATACTTGCAAATCAATAATGCTATGGTAAAATATTAGTATAAGACGAAAGGAAATAAAATGGCTTATACAGCATACGAAATCAGACGAACGAAAGAAACTCCAACCGGCAAGCGTCACCTAGTGCGATGCAACCGACTAGGCAAGTGGGCAATCACTAGCTGGGTAGGTTCAACCGGCTCAGCTATGGGTACTGTTGAATGTCAGGGTGAATATGACTACGTCATAAAGAAGTGGAAACAACTTGTCGGAAACGAAAGTTTCGAGGCATTACGTAAATTAGCAACAGGAGAGTGATTATGATAGTCGCAAATGAGAGAGCCAAAGACGGCTTGGAGTTGTTCGACAATAACGGGGCACAAGCGTTCGAGATGAAAAACGAAACGTTGAAAATGTGTGCCGATGAAAATGGCGAACTATGGAGTTCTGTTCGTAGTCTTGACCTGTTGGATGAAAACGGAAGAACCTTAATCAGTCTTTCGTGGTCTGAAACTGGATTGTGTGGCACGCTTCATGATAATGATCTTTGTGTTGAGATAAAGGAGGAATTTTAATTATGGCTAAGTATAGTAAGTTGTGGAGACATGTAGACGGAAAGACTGGGAAGTTCTTTAATAATAATTACAAGAG